TATGTTGTACAGATTGACGCAGACGTGGCAGCATATGATGCTTCTGCATATAAAACTGCAATTGATTTACTTCAAAAGAAATCTGACATATCTTATGTAATTGCTACTTTCCCAAGTGGTTCTGTATCAAAAACACAACAAGAAGAAATTCAATCATACCTATATACACATACACAGTTAATGAATAACAATGGACGTGAACGTGGTATGGTATTAGGTAATCCTTCAGAAGATTTTGCTGTAGGTGGATATGATGCTATTGCTGATTACAATACCAGAGCCGCCGTTCTTAAAAATGAGAACGTCACATTCGTAGTACCATCAGTTGTGTATAGAGGTGATTTACTAGTAGATTCTAATTTAGCAGCAGCAGCTGTAGCTGGTGTAAAATCAGCTCAGTTAAAAGATGCCACACCGATTCATGGATTTTCAGTAACTGGAATTACAGTAGAAGAGGAAAAATGGACACCATTCGAGATGGATCAACTAGGTGCTGGAAGTTGTTTAGTATTACAACAAGTATCTGGAATAGTTACCATTCGAGATGCTATAACTACTGATCCTACATCTGCTGACACACAAGAAATGTCCGTAGTAGATACAAAAAGATTAGTTAAGAAAGTCATAAGGGAAGGATTAGCTAACAAATATAATGGTAAAGGTACTGTTATTACCGATGAGACACCCGGAGCGGTAGCAGCTACTACTAATTCTATATTAACTTTAATGGTTAATAATAAAGATATTGCAGCAAAGGGCATTACAGATAATCCACTTACAGGTGAGCTTGAAACTGTCGCAGTACAAGATACTAATGAACCCCGTTTAATAAGAGTAACGTGTAGTTATAAACCATTATATCCATTAAAGTGGATTGATGTAACAGCTAATGTATATGTATAATAAGGAGTTAATATAAAATGACACAAATACCACTTACTACATCTGTTGTATCGTATAGATATACACTTATGGCAGGTGCTACAAAGATAGGCACGCTGCAAGGGTTTAACCCATCGAGTAATCGTACACTTGAAAGAGTACGACAGATTATGGCAGAGACACAAGACATTGTAGAGATTGTACCAGGTAGAACCGAAAGTACTATATCCATTGATAGAATTGAAACGTATGAAGGCACTGCTATGGAAGCCTTAGGTTTTGGTCCGGGAGATACTCTTGATAAAATTACAACACCGTTTAATATCGTTGAGACAATCACAAGTCCTACGGGTATAAAACGTACAGTTATTTATGAAGATTGCTGGGTTAATTCAGTTGCTAAGACAGTTAGAGAGGGCACTATTACAGTATCTGAATCTATAACACTTTGGCCTACAAAAATAGTAATAAACAAAAAATAAGTATAATAATATAAAGGAGAACATTTCGCATGTTAAATACTCCAGATACTCCGCTATTGCGTTCACTCGAGGACTTAGCGGCTCTATCAAGCAATTCTGGGCTAATCGAAGTCAAGCCTTTTCGAGATTGGGATTCTTCATGGAAGCATAAGATCTTCAAAATGAGATTATGTAACGCAGGAGAGATGTTAGACATCGGAGAATTTCTCAGTAAATACCCCGGTACCGTAAGAGATCAAGCACTCAGAATAGAGATACTAATTAGGGCTATGTATACCATTGATGACCAACCCCTTGCACCCGAAGAGGATGTTAAAAAATACAACGATACACATAATGTAGATCTAAGTAAATTAGAATATTTACGCATATGGGCACTAAACCTAGAACAAGTAGTATTAGATAGGTTATACGTAATATATACTGGATTACAAGCAAAGCAATTACGTAAGATGAACAATCAATTGCTGTGTGATGTAACTGGTGCAGTATTTGATACACCACCAGATGGAGCAGTATATATAGAATATTCTACTTCTGAAATATTATCAAATGATGGCATAGAACAAATCAACTCAAACGACATAGAAGTATCACATATATATGATGTTACTGGGCAAGAAGATACTGCAGTTGATGAGATTGATGAGCAAGAGACCACCGATAGTACTGAAATACCCACATCACCACCTAGTGATGAATTAAAATTTATTGATCAAGAAAGTGGAGAGGAGTATTCAAGTCATGAGGAGTTTCTACGCCAAAAAAACGAAAAGAAATAATAGCGAGAAGATAGAATTTGAACATATAGATATATTTAAGGCTATATTTGAGAACGAATCTCCTCAAGTAGTTTCTTTTCCTTTTGAGAAGTTTAACCATCCCGATATTCAAAGCTTCAACGTTGTATATAGTCTAGATGTACAGCCACGTAGTAATGGTGTATTTACAGCGCTATGTAACGTGGTTAAGTCTGATGATATATCTTCTTCTAAAGAAAAAATTAAGGGCATTTTTGAGAAATTACCTCCCTGGATGGTGTCTCACATACTTCAAGATTATAAAAAATATGAAACTCAATGGGTTCAGTATATAGTCGATAATATACAAGATTTTTGTAAAACACGTGCGGATTCTAAGTATTATTGGAATATATTAAAGTATACTAATATAGAAAATGTTTTTAAGAATAAGAAGCTAACAGTTGAGCAATTATTTTGGATTGATACAAATGCATCCACTGAGGCATTCAATGAAAAAGATTTTATGATTAAATTGAAAGATTCATTATTACCTTGGATTAACCCAGGTATGTATAAAGAAATGAAGTCTAAAGATGATAATACTAGAACTAATATTGATTATGAAAAACAAAGACAGCAAATGTTAGATGGTTCATTTGAAGGCGAGGATGACCTCGATATAATTAAATAGGATATTATGAATTACGGAGCCGATTTACCCGGTAGTGGTACTGATGCACTTGAATCATCCATAGGAGGTGCTACAAAAGGTGTAGACGCTATGGGCTTTTCTGTTAATACATTACTTGCTGGAATAACAGAAATGGGCGGTGCTTTAGATACTCTATCTAAAAACCCACTGATGACTTATGCTTTCTTTGAAAAAGTAAATAATATGTGGAAGCATAAATATACCAACGCTGTTAGAGATGCTGTTGGTATGACCGATGAGCTGCAAAAGAAGACATTGAGTTACCTAAGTGCTGTAGAGAGAGGAAGCGCAATTGTCGCGGCTTTTACATATAATGTAGGAGCTTCCGCTATAGAAATGCGTAGAGCTGGTATTGAATTTCAAAAGTATGCCAATATGCCACAATTATCAGCGGGAGGAGGTAACGCTAATATAGGTGCTAGGTATCAGTATGCTGGAGCTCAGGCTACTGCAAATTATGGATCAGACTTTGCTAATATACGCCAGCAGCTGTTCAAAGAAGTAGCTGGTAGGGTGGGGTTTGGTAATGTTAATAAGAATGTTATAGATGCTATGGCGTCTGTTCAGCAAACTCGAGGATTTAATATGGGTGGGACATATGGACCACTTATGGAGCAGTATCAAAATATAGAAGGTATGGATTCTAAAAAGGTTATGGGACTAATGCTACAGACAGCTCAAGCTGTTGATGAAGGTAAGTATTCCAGAGGAGATCCAAACCAAGCATTTAGTTCTTTCTTTAATAACATGTCACTATATAGAGGTATGGATATCAATGTTAGCGAATCTGTAGCTCTTGCGGATTTGAATTCTAGATTATTCGGAGATAATCTCGATAAAGACGATAACATGAGAGGTCTCGGGCTTAGTGGTAGTATGTCTACTAAACTAATGCAAAAATTTGCAATAAACCCCGCTGACATGTCAAAGCGAATGGCAATTTCTAGCTTTTTACCAGGAGGTACTGCAGCTACAGCTTCAAGATTTGGTGGAGGTGCATATTTAGCTGACGCTGTGAGGGATTATATAATGGATCCCCAAACCCTTAGAGATATGGGATATAATGAGGGTACTATAGGCTCTTTTGGAATTAGTAAAAATATGAGAACACTCCAAGGTGAAAATGATAAAGGTAGTTATGCTGCTCTCATGAGTAAGTTAAGTATGTTCGGATTAGAAAAGGGTGATTTTCAAACACTTCTTGGTATGAAAGATATAGAATTTACCACAAAAGAACTTAACAACGCTGCCGTTAATCTTAATAATGCCTCCAGTGTTTTTGAAAGTACCGCTAAGGGTGAAAATGAATATACAAATAATAAAGCGGATCAATTACGTAAAAATGCTAGCCTCATGGATAGAGTATCTGGATTATATCAAACCGTAAATACTTTTGTAGGACAGGGAGGTGATTACCTTGATAAAAATTTAGGTATAAGCTCTTCTGATTTACAACTATTAGCATTAGGAATAGGTGGTCCTTTGGCTGCTACAGCCTCTAGTAATGTACTAGGATGGGCCGGTAGACAAATGGGAATACAACAACCAGCATCGGGTGGAAGTAAAGAGTACGTACCCACACCAGGATTATCTTCAAGAGAACTTAGGAATGAGCAAGCTGCATTTAATAAGAAACAAAAAGCCAGAGCTTCTGGTGGTTTTATTAAAAGTGGTAGATGGGCATCTGGAATGAAAGGTATGGCAGGACTTACATTACTTGACGCTGCTATGAATTTTACAGATGACACACAGAGCGTAGGTGATGCTAGTCTAAATACGTTGAAAACAGGAGCTATGTTAGTAGGAACTCAAATACTATTAAACACCGTAACTTCCATAGGAACTAAGGTGATGGCTGGTGGAGCTACTGCTGCTGCAGGTACTGCTGCTACTGCTACTGGAGTTGTTGCTGCCGGCGCTGCTGCAGGGATTGGTATAAAGTACTTAAAAAAGTCATTCGATGATTATGCGATTAGTAAGTTATTAGACGGAGAAGATACTTGGGAGGATAATCTATATGCGGCGGGTATGGGTATGGATATGGTGATGAATAGCCCTATAGCAGGCATACTTGGAATAACTGGTAGTTCTTCGAAGAAATCTACATGGAGAAGTAAAAATAATAGATATATGGGTATGCCAGTATCCCCTTATAGAGATGCAAACTTTGCACCGTCTTCACCATTTATGTCTGATACTATGAATGATATATTTACAACACACAAAGGACTAGATAAACCGTTTGATTTTAGCAAAGATATGCCGAAATTGAAAAAGAAAGATAAAAAAGAATTAGCAGGAGCATTAGATTCGACATTAAATGTAGTATTTAGCATGGGAGGATCTCCTTTAGGCAGTACAGCTATTTCTCCTGGACAAACAGAGAGTATTATGATTAACGTAGGTGGAGTACTTACAGGATAACATATGGCACGTGTAGCAATGAAATTTTACGATATCCCAGATATTATTGAGCTGGGTAAACAAGCAGCGGAACCTAAAAAGAAGATGCTTATAAACATGGATGGTGTAACAGCTAGATCACATGGAGAGCACCTATATATGAAGTTGCGCCCCGAGAATTTTGCCGATTACCTAGAGAATTATCCACAAGTAACCGACACCAATTATAGTTTTAATAGAGATTTATATCGGGATGATAATGGAATATATTACGTAATAGATGCAGGTAGTAGATATTATGTTAGTAATCCAAATCAAATAAGAGTAAAGGCTGATAATATTATTTTTGAGTTTCACGTAAACCCACAAAGAGTTAGCGTAACAGAGTCAAAGTTACAAACCGAAATTAGAACTAGGGGTGGGTGGGAAGTACAACACTGGGGAAATCAACTAGGTGAGATTAGCTTAAATGGACATACTGGGGGTATGCATAAGAAATTAGGTCCTGGAGGCGATGTAATACCCTTAGATGAGTCCGATACAGTAGTAGATTCTATAGCATGGAAAAAGTTAACACAATTAAAGGACATATACTATAGAAGTAATGATACACGCAATAAAGAACAGAAACTATTATCAATAAATTATTATGGTGATTTATATACTGGATATTTTAAGGATTTCAAAGGACCTGACGCAGATGCTGAAAATCCATATTTAATAGATTATAGCTTTGTATTTAAGATAGTAGACAGGATTAAAGTAGAAGGTTGGATAGATTTAAGCGCAGGATAATATTATGATTAAGAAAGCATATGAAAATATAACACTAAGTTTAGAATATGTATTATCTAACTTAAAGGTAGGTGATAAGATATTTGCTAATTCAGATATACTCAACGGAGCACATACAAAGGTAGCTATAGTAAAAGATACTGAATTTGATGTACGTAGACTTGATTTTAGTAACTCTGAAAAACCAGGCATGTTTATCTTAGATGTATTTGGTGGGTGGGGATTTCATTTCGGAGAGAATGGACTTGGTTGGATGTTCGACCATATAATTATGAGCGAGGAAGATGAACTAGGCAGCGATTTTGGAGATATACCATTTAAGATATACAATATCTTGAAAGAATATAAAGTACTTAGTAGACCAGATTTAATATCCAAAGTAATTGAAAATAGTATGATAGTACCATTGCGCGATAAGAAAAATGTATTTAACAATATTGATGATGCTATTCTTAGTATGTTAAAGCTAGATTATTTAGATATATCTGAAAGAAGAGCAGCTGGCGGAGAGCACATGGTATACATTACAGATAAAGGTAATCAAGTACTAGGAGTGTAACTGTGGCAGAAAAAGTAGTTCAATATTACCCAAATGCATCCATGGTGTTCGTAAAGGGATTTCAATCTAGAAATGATATAGAAGAGATTAGGGCAAGTAATATAGGCGATGTTCAAGAAATAAAAGAGATCAGTACTACAATAACCGTAAGAAATAGTCCTGGGACATTCTCAGCTACTATAGTAGATACTGCTGGTAAATTTTTGGATTATGATGATATGGAATCTGAAATTGCTGCTCTTTTCAAGGCATCTAATGGTCGAAGAAAGATATCATCCAAAACTAATGCTACTGAAAGTGTATATCATGATCAGGCAGTAGGGAATTATTATGGGTACAGTGATTTCAAAACATGGAGAGAGCATACCAATTATGCTTTATATATGGCGAGTGGAGATCAGATACCAATACATTCAAAAGTAGATAATGGTACAATTGTTAGTATGTGGGCATACGATTCTAATGGAAATTTTATAGATATACCGAACGTTAGTGATATTACTGACAATGATGAGTTTGAATACGGTGGATATAAGTATAGTATAATTAGGCATAAAAATGATGAGTTTGTAAGTAAATATAAAGATATTGATATACAAGGAGATGAGGAGGGTAAGTACTTACAAGGCAGGTGTAAAATTAAATCCATGGATAGAGTTACTATATTCATGACAGAAAGATTCCCAACTACTAGTAAAGATCCCGAAACTTATGATCAGATAAGGGTTTTTACCGGAGTAGTTAATTCAGTACAAGTAGGCTACTCTGAGGGGAATGCTATAATTACGGTACAGGGAGAGGATGTTACTAAGTTCTTAAAGATATCTATTGTAAATGTTAACCCAGCGTTATTACTTGATAGAACTACATCAGCTATGCAGGTTAGTACAGACAATATAACAATATGGACTACTATACTGAAAGGTAAAAACGCGATAGAGATAATAAAACTTATGCTTTTAGGATCTAAGATATCCGGAGTAACTACTGATAATAAGCAAGTAATCGACGGAGTAGGTGTATATACAGTAAGTAGTACTACGGCTAGGGGTAAGGATATAGGAATAGATAACAACGGAGCATTTATACGCAGTGTAAGCAGCGAGAAGAGCAAAGACGGCATTTCAGGTAAGATATCCATTAGAGATGCGTTAGGTAGCCTCTTTACTAAGAATTCCATACATATAGTCGATCCCTACGCTAGCGGATCTAAAGCATCTGGATGGAGAGCATACGAGGTATCTATTGCTAATTCTTGGAGTTTTTATCAATCAGAATTCAAAACAAGAAGAGAAATATGTGATAGAACAGCCGAAGATACTAATTTTGTATTTTTCGCTGATAGATTTGGTGAGATATGGTTTCGTCCACCACGTTTTGATAATAATTGGATTTTAGGAGCATCTAATCCCGATATATACGTTGCTGATACTCAGTCAATAATAAGCTATGGATTTATAGATACAGATGAAATGGTATATTCTTCTGTATATGTAACCACTGAAGCTGAGTTAGGGCTATCTGGCGTAGAACAATTAGGTTATTACACAGGATCATTCAGGGATGACGGTATTGTGTTGAAATACGGACAACGGATATTCACAGCATCTACACCCCTTATAAACATGAAAACTAGCGACGAGAAAGCATCAGGATCTGAGAGAGCTTTAGTGATGTATGCTAAGAGTTTACTTCAGAGATTATTGTCTGGTAGATATCAGGGACAAGTAGTACTAACAGGCAGAGCTGAGCTAGATCCAGGCAGACCTATATACGTACCCGCTATGAATATGATATATTATGTTGAAACTGTAGATCATTCTTTTCAATTCGGCGGTACATTTACAACAACTTTAAGCCTATCTTATGGAAGAAAACCATATGAATTTATTCCAGAATTACTAGAATATAGTGCTAATGATGATATATATTCTACCGATGGGTATTTATTTAATGATATGTTTGAAGATAAGCGAGAAGATATACCTGATAATTTGAAGGTTAATCGGAAGGTAAAATATGAAGGTGCGGTAGTAAGTGGATATGCTAATATAAAACCGCCCGATGATTACTTTGAGAGAATGAAGGAATTTGATCCAATAATACTATTCGAAGCAAACAAGAATAGTGTAGATGCTAACCTTATAAGAGCAATTATCATGCAGGAATCTGAAGTATATGCTGACGCCATTAGTGATCCGTATACTAGAAAAGCAACTGGAGATACACTATTATATGATAAAGGATTGATGCAATTATCTCCAGGAACTGCTGTTGAGCTAGGAGTTACTGATCCTTTCGATCCAGGACAGAATATAGCAGGCGGTACTAAGTACATAGGAGAACAACTTAGAAGATTCTATAAAACAGATATAGCATTAGCTGCATATAATTGGGGGCCTGCTAATGTTACCACTAGAGGGGTGAGTAATGCTCCGGTTATTACGAAAATATACGTACGTAATGTAATGGGTTATTATCAATACATGAGAGATGGATCATGATCTCCGTAGATACTTTAGCTAAAACAAAAACCAACACGGATTTGGTAAAGGTAGTAATACACCATACTGATAACAGCATCGATGTTACAGGTGAGGATATAAACAGCGTATATATAAGATCTTCATCGTTTGGAGTACCTTATGATATTATGGTAAATCAAAGTGGTAGTATAGATTTACCAGCACGGTGGATATTTACAGGTAATGCTGCTGATTATTCAAAAGATGTACCCGCTAATAGTATATTTACATACTACAAACATAGAATATCTAACATAGGCAATATAGAGTATAGGATAGCAGCTCTAAATATTGGTGTTGTTGGAAACTTCGATATATTCAAACCCACACCATACCAGTTTAATTCACTAGCTCTTATATTGAAAGCTTACACCAAGATGTCCGGGATATCATTAGTAGATGCATTGCTTTTTCAAAGCGATATATCTGCCGAGAGTTCTCCAGGTTCTTTGTTTTTTAGTAAGGCAGATCTTATAACAGCTGTAGGTGATGACCCACACTAATATCGCGATATATTCTAATAATATGTAAGTTGCTTATTACTTAATAATATTGGAAGGTATATTTGAATCCAGAACATCTTCAGTTTAGAAAGTTATTCCCAAAGGATGTTAGTTCTTCAACAGTACAGCGAGATCTTAGTAAATTCGCGCGCGTAGGTGTGATAGATGCTGTAGATCCTCAAGAAGGCACATGCACTGTTAGGTGGATGGATCGTCCAGGCATTAGATTAGATGTGATAATTACACAAGGTAGTCCTGGTGGTTTTACTATACCAAAAGTAGGTACAATTGTAATAGTAGTATTCGATGCAGCTGATAGGGCACTAATAGCTTCATACTTAACAATAGGTCACGCAGAGAGAGTTAAAAAATTAAATACATTACCTAAATTTGCTGAGGATGAGAATTTTTGGGAAGTGGGTGGTTCTTATATTTACATGAGGCAAAATGGGGATATATTACTTTCTACATTACGTGAGGGGTATTTATTATTAGAAAACGCAACTGGTACATTAAAATCTGAAACAGTTAATTGGAAAGTAATTACTGAGGGCGGTATCAATTATTTTGGACTAGTAAAGCGCCTAGTAGATGATATAGAAAATCCAGGAAATAAGCACATAGAGACTATAAAGGATAATATAGGTATAAATTCCCTTGTAGAGTATAGATTAAAGATATTAGAATCTGCAGATGGTACTTTAGGAATAGATGGAAATACCGAACCTATCTTAGAGATGGTATTAGGTAACGTAGTTGATGATGACGGGGTAATAATAGCCAAGGATGATAATGTAGCAGTAAGTCCAGAAAAGCAATTATGCGCTCGAATAAAATTAAAAAGCGGAATACAAATCGACATAGATAAAGAGGGAAGAGTGTCTATGAAGAATATAAAAGTTAACATAAATGAAGGTTCTACAGATATAGGAGATCCTGATATAGCACTTGGACTAGAGACTAACGACAGTGCTAAAGGAAAAAAAGGACAACACTCAGCCAGAGAACATGATAAAATTACATTACCTATAGCTATTACTAGAACTACTGAAGCAGATCATTTAGGTTTGATAACTAAGAATTCGTCTAATTTAGTAGCACTACAGACATTAGCTACATCATTTATGTCACCTATGGGTCCTTGTTTTCTAAATCCAGCAGTATTAACTGACGGACTAGAACTCACTGGAGAGATTACAGAAGGAGCTGCCGATGTAGTAGTAGGTGACGGATCATTAGAGGGAGAAGGATAATGGCGTTAAGTACCGAAACATTAAGTTTTAAGGTATTAAATTCTATGCTGGACATGGAAATTCCCGGAACTCCTGAAGGCAGTAGCACTATGCGCAGTGTACTTGGTGATATGGCTTTAGCTCAGGGAGTTCCAGTAGAAGAACTTGCACAGTACCAGCAAATGCAGTTAACATGGAATACGGTAGTAGCCGATATAGTAGAACACATACAAGGTAATTTAGAAGTAAAATTGGCTCTTGAGATAGCTCAGCTAAAGACAATATTTAAGCCTGCTACCGCAGGAGGTGGATGGCAAGTAGTTCCTCAAGATGGAGGAGCCGCATTACAATCAGCGTTAGCTACTTGGGTAAGTTCAGATACAGATGATGGTGTTGAATAATGTCAATATACTCAGACATAGCATTAGATCTCGGATTAACTGGAAAATACTGGCCTGCTGTAGTAGCCGCATTTGCTGCTATATCTAAGCCTTCTCGATTAAAGTTGTATGATTACATAGTATTACAAATAACATCAGTTAAATTAAGTTTACGTGCAGCATCTTCCGTGTTAGATAAGTATGATTATTTATCACAGTATATAGAGCAAGCACAGTTTGCTATAACTACAATACTGTTACCAGTCGATGAGCTTTTAAGAACTATGCCCATTGATCAAGCTATATTTGAAGTACCTGAGATAGCTGATATTTTCAGAGAAGTAGTAGAGTTTGTACCAGTAACAATACCTGCGGCTATATCTGAAACACTGCCGGGTACTTTAGGTACTGATATATTAGAAGGAGTATCTTCTTATAACGATTTAAGATATAAGTTAGATGAGTTTCTTTTTAGATCAGCAAGAATCACATCACTTAGAAGCGCCGCTGATACGACGATATATAAGTTTAATAATCAGATTGACAAGTTTAATAACTACTTAGACATTATAGTAGATCTAAATTATAGAGGATTATAGTGGATTTTCAAGGTAAAGTAATATGCACTCACAGAGTAGGTGATCCCGAAGAGGGATTCACGCTAGCGTTGTGCCCTCGCTGCGGGGGTAGAGGTTGGTACGGTGGTTTAGATTTTAATAGATCTGGACAGTTAACAGTCATTAAAGGAATAGATCAACTTATACAGCAAGTAACTAAGGTAATTACTGAAAATTTAAGAAGTTCTGGTTATGGATTTGATCAAGCCGTACTAAGGAGTGTTATATATGACGATACTCTTTATAATATTAAGAAAGAAGTTGTTAGATGTATGACATATTTGAAAAGCGTTCAAGTAGATAATAAGAAAAATGGGTTTTTCTATGACCCTAATGAAGAAATACGTGCGATAAGTGATGTTGCTGTACTTCAGGATTCCGCAGATCCTAGAAAAGTAGAAGTATCGTTATCTATCATTGCTGTATCCGGAAATGATGCTAAAATAATAATTCCTATTGGGGGATAATAATGATAAAGAATTTTACACAAATTACAGATAGTATGAAAGCTTTTCTTAAAAGTTTTCAACCCAATATAGATACAAGTGAAGGTACTCCTGTAAATGATATAGTAATCAATGCTCCGAGTCAAGAAATATCTGTACTATATGATGAGTTAAATACTACACAGAGAGCACAGGCATTAGATACAGCAGGAGATTCTGGTGTTGAAACTATGATGCTTAATCAAGGCGGTATAAGAAAATCAGCCAGATACTCCAGAGGCACTGCTTACTTTTTTACATTTAATGAGCCTATTAGTGATGTAAGCATAGCAGCAGGTACTGAGATAGCAACCGTACCTACTGATGGTGTATCTGGGATTTCTTTTGTAACAACTCGTGCAGTTATAATGTATGCTTCTCTAAGTACTATGTATTTGAACCCTGATAACGGTCTTTACGAAATAGCAGTTGATATAGAATCAGTTATAGCCGGTACCACCTCGTTAGTGGGGCCTAGTACCATTACTAACATAAAGACCCCGTTAAATGGTGTTTCTGGTGTTTATAACGCGTTATCTACATATGGTGGGGCTGATGCGGAGACACTTGAAAGACTACGCGCGCGAGTAGCGTCAGCGCGGCGTGGAACTAATATTAGTACTACTGATGGTATACTTACTGAAGTATTAAGTAACATATACGTAGAAGACGCAGTAGTAGTAGGACATCAAGAGTCAGATAGAGATATATTTGGAGCAATTGACGTATATGTAAGAGGTAAGGTATTATCGCAGTATACCGAAGTATTTGAGATATATAGTGGTATTGAGAGTAGTAGATTTACTAAATCCCCTGTAGTAGAAGATGGCATAATATCAATAGTCGGTGATTATGATGGTCCTCTTGATGTTTCAAAGTATACATTAAATATAGATACTGGGAGCCTAGCAGGCTCTGTGAACGCCGTCGATACGGTGTCTTGGAGCGAAGAGGTTGATGATAATAATTCATTAGTAACTGTGGAATATTCATATAATGGACTAATTGAGGAATTACAGAGTGTATTCAGTCAAAGTAATAAAGATATTCAGAATTCTGATTTATTAGTTAAGTGGGCTACTGAGATAGGTATTGATAACACTATGGATGTTAAGGTATTTGCTGGATATAATGAAGAGGATATTAGATCTACAATATCCAGTGCAATTGCTACTTTTTATGTTGACTTACGCATTGGTCAGGAAGTACAACAAGCAGATGTAGCAAAAGCTGTTCTTAATGTTGAGGGAGTGGATGATTTGAAATTACCATTTACCTTATTCCAAAGTGAGCCATATGGAGAACCTCCTACGATTATTACTCCTAATGATTTTGGTAATTTAACAATACCCAATCATGCATATGCTATAAGTAATGAACTAATTATAAACATTGAAATAGTTACGAAACCTGTGAGCTAAAATATGTCAATATTTTTAGATAAAAATAATATAATATCTCGAAGTTATGAGGACTTACGTTTAAGGCTATTTAGTTACTTGGATCCTAATTGGTATCCAGTTAATGTAATAAACTCAAGTACCTATGATGTTATGTCTACCTACGCTGATCAAATGTCATCAGCATCGATCGAAACAAGAGATACCTTCAGTGACTTAGGCATAGACGGTGTAAGAACCGTAGAAGGACTAGATAGAGATTATTCTCGTATGTATGATGTTTTTGGAAGTACATTTGAATCATCTAAGCATTATTTACAAGATTATGAATTTTACGATAATACCTATGCTTTACAAGGATATCGACAACAATTGAGATTTCTCTCTATATCATCACTAAACGGAGGGACTATAGGCGCGTTAAATGACGTTGGTTATGCATTTACGGGAATGCCCTTACATATAATAGAACCTAAAACAGATCAAATAGGATGGATATTAACTACGAGAGTAGGTATAATACTCGAAATAGGAGATAACTACTTAATACTAGATAGAGAGATTTTCGGTGTAGGTAGAATTATATACCTAGAAGATGTGTCACCGTATATAGTTGGTGATACAGCTTCTTTATCATATTCTAAACTAGGTGTTAATACTAAACTACTCGGAGAAAAGAAATATTATAGTGGAGTAGTACTTACTATGTTCGTTGCAGCATCTATGCACGGGGATATATCATTTACCTCAGCAGTAGATAATGTATTGCGTAATGTGACAAAGTCGGATATAAAACATGAAATTACATATTCAGCAGATTTCGTATATGATATACCTGGAGATTAAGTAATATGCAATATATAGAATTCTTAAATATACCCAGCATTAACAACGGATCAGCCCCATCAAGCCCAGTGGAAATATGGGGGGGTTCGATACTTGAAATTATCATGGGAAATGCTTCAGATGTTCTTAGTATAGACATTTTTTATTCTATAGACGGAGCTGCTGAGGTATTGATAGATAATGTAGTATTGAACAGTGGTCAGCAAGATGGAACCTTAAACATTGAGTATTATTTCAATATACCAAGTGCGTGGGATTCTACTGATGTGGTATTTGCAGTAAGAGTAGCTTCAACCGTAAGTGGAGACGCAGTAGATATAGCTGCCTATGATGAGACATATGAGATGACTGCCTATCCAGAAAGTTATCCCAAAGATCTTGGACCATTTCCATATGTAGATATACCTCGTAATGCTGATGGTTCTTCTGATTTAAGTGCTGGCGGAGTGCTATATCTCACACCAGAGAAATATGTAACAAATAACGGAAATACAACACCATCGGGCAGCGTATATGAAACTAAAAGACTTACATTACCTGTAGGATATAATAATGCTGGGTCTGCTTGGTATTTTGATTGGATGTTAATGTTAAAGAATGAAGCTACAGCTAATTTATACATTAGGCATTATCCAGAGTTAGTCATACCGAATAATATACCATACGTACCAATTATAGATGACATTTTATCATTGATGCGAGATGATTATACTGATTATCCAAAATGTTCTCATTATGTATTCTATAATGACAGTGATGCTTTAGATATTAGTAGAAGAATACATATGTCATCTACCGGAAGTATTACTACTATATTATCTAGATTTGATCAGAAGTTCGCAGTACAACCAGTTACTACATTAACTTTTAGTAGTAACTATACAGGTACCGAGCTCAATTTTAGTGATACAAATTCTTTCCACATACTCGCATGGTTATCTGGTATAGATATTCAAGGTAGGAGCGAGTATGTTACTTATAAAATTCAAAGTGCCTCAGGTGATACTGATTCCCTAGTTGGTAATGGTATATATTTCTCAGTAGATGGAGTTAATCAAGAGCTGCATTTACAGATAGTCAATACTACCACATATGAACTTACACTAGATATTAGTGATTTATTTGCTGAAGAACCTTTAAGGTATCATTCATTTGGAGTAGGATTTAACAACGGTGATGTACTGCTGTATATGGATGGAAGAAAAGTATACAGAGATTTATGCCTCATAGATTTGCCTGATATATCTGATGGATATCAGATGCTACAATTACAAGGAAATCACGTAGCTATAGATGAGTTTATAATATCAGGAGGACCTCTCGTAGACGCTGAGTATGATGATATATATCAAAGATCTAGAGTACGTATGAATAATAAGTATGAGCTTTCATATCTCGTATATAAATACGTACAAGCCAGAGTGGAATTTTTCGCGGAAGGCATTCGTGAGGTAGAATATCACCAATTTTCAATGATTAAAAAAGAAAATGATATACATCATTTACCATTCGATGTAGATAACCGAGCTTTTATGTCTATATCTCAGTATGCATCAGATAATCCAATAACAGGTGATTCTGGATGGACTTGGGAGTTGTTAATTGATTTAGGCGATCCTAATTTAGTATCAGTTCCCGTACATAAATTAGAATTTGAATTAACACCAGTAGCTACCATATTAGATAATACTACTATAACCGGAAGCATTAGTGGTGCTATGATGGGACTTGATTCAATTGTAAATATATCTACCGTGGGCGGTATAATTTATGTCACTGTAGATACAGTACCACATGGACATTCAATGGCTGGTCGAGGTAATGTATTACGTATATTATTTGAGAATACTGCGGAGATAGCAAATGGTAGCTATGATATTGTAATGTCAAATGCTGTTGCGAAAGATGAGCATAATAATAGTTTACTAATAACAATACACAATCCAGTACTATCTATTAACACAGAGTTAATAGTAGGAACATTATATGTAGATGAAAATGGAAGTGCTTAT